TTTTCATCAAACAAATTCCTCCTTCTCAAATATATACTATCGTTTATCAATCATTACTAGTAAGATGAGGTGTACTCAAAACTCTTAAGAAAATTCAAATTTGCGCCTCCCTAGCACAATAATATCACTAATATTATACCCCTGAATCCAACAAAAACCAACAAAAACTAAACATAAAAAACAACTGTCTTTTCTTAACAACCTGTACTATGATGTAGTCAACAAAAGAAAAGAGGTATTCACATGATTTCATGGAATAAACAGGCCGGGTGTCACATTGCGGATATCGGTGACCTCCGCATCATACTGAAAGAACATGATAAGTATTGGCAATTATCAATGGGATTCCGCATCTACACCAAAGACGGCTCACAAAGTATGATACGCCCCACTTCCAATATCACACAGTTTGAGAAACCGTGCGATATTGAACAGGCAAAAAAACTGGCTCATTCACACGTAGAAAAATTCGTTTCCGGCATCATGGCGGATTTGTCTTAGAACTTATCGAAGTCTTCCTGCGTAGCCAGTGTTGCATAGTTGCAGTCATCATTCATATGCTCAACAAAAATATCATTGACCATCCCTACGGTAAGCAAATCCAAGTCCCGTAGGGATAGTCCGATTTGAAGACACCGAAGCAGAAACAACGGTGTTGTCATTACCCTTTCAGTTGGTCGAATTTTTTTTTAGCTTCCGCATCCGTTTTCACATTCAGTCCCCACAAATCAATCAGCTGTGGCAGAATCTGATAAATGGAAAAGGTATTAAATTCATCCAACCACTCTTCCGGAGTATTCGGAATGGTAGGGTCTGCGTGCTTTGCCATAATATAGGCAATGTTCTCAAACATCTCAAGGCTGACCAAATCAAGGTGTGATTTACCTTCCTCGTTCTCTCCCACATTTTTTTCCAAAGCGGCAAGGTCTCTGTAAATATCCCTTCCAAACTTCAAACGGTAAATACGTGGAATGGCAGCACTCGCTTTGAATGCCACCTCTTTTTCATCAATTGTAATATTTCTTGTCATTCCCATACACTTAACCTACACTTCCTTCATCTCCTGCTTCATCAGGGCTGTCATTTCCGGTTACTTCCGCTTCCTGCTCAGGTGTTTCCTCTGGCTCTGTTTCCGGTTCTTCCTCCGATGCTTCGGCCGGCTGATACACCTTCTTATACCAATCGTTATACACGCTGTCCGTTGTGCTGTTTCCAGTCTTTGCTTTCACAAGACCGTTTGCAAGCGGTCTGGACTTAATGGTAAGTGTTTCTGTCTGCACTTCCTTGCCCTCTTCATTTGTCTTACCGGAAATGGAAGGACGGGAAGCACTACAGTTATACATGACATGACGAATCTTTCTGATGTCACCGTCAAACTCAAACAACAGTGCAAAACTGCCTGTCTGGGAATTGGAATTTTCCACAAGTACGTTATTGGCATCTGCGGTTTCCAAAAGAACATCCTCTCTGAAGGATTCAGGAATGAGTGCTACCTCAAGGTCACCGTCATACCCCTGATTGTTATTGACAACATAATATTCCACTCCATCCGCATAGAAACTTTCCGGCTCTCCCTTCGGGTCTAAGCTGATGGATACTGCACCGGGAATGGCAACAGGAGTTGCAAAAGTAACCGTTCCATCCTCTGCTTTTGCAATCACTGCATAATGCACGTTGCAAATGTTATATTTAACTTTGTTCTTCTTGTTCATGGTTATACCTCCGTTTCATAAAGAACTTCATACATTTTTTCACTGCTAATCCAAGTTTCTGATTTGGAATAAAAAAAGCCGTACTTATCAAGCACAGCTTCCACTTTCTCTTCCAATTCAATATCCTTTTTGTCCGTGTACAGTTCAATCTGCATACGGTCTATTTTATAATATGCCACCCCATCCGCAGCAAAGTTATTTGCCCTCGGATATAGGTAAACGAGAAACGGTGGATTAACCGCTTCTCCTTCTGCAAAGTGATCATAAGCAAAAGGGAGTCCGATTTCTCCAAGCATTCCCACAACTTCTGCTTTTGTCATTTCTTCAGACTCCTTTCTACCCTTTCAATTAACTGTTTCTCCGCATTTGCTTCTGCCGGAGCAATATGCACCTTGGCAGCAACCCTGCCGCCACCTCTCTTGGCATGACCTTTTTCCAAAAGGTGTGTGAGGCGGTAACGTTTATCGGAGTGTATTACTACGGTCTTTGAAGTTGCCGTTTCCTTTTGCTTGGTTACTTTCCAACTCTTACGGTAAGCACCCGTATCCACCGGAGCATTTGCCTGTATCTCCTTTTTTACGTTCTCGCCAACTTCCTCCACTATCTGCTTTACTTCCTCTGCCGTAAAATTACAGTATTCTTCCAACTCTCTTTTTACGGCTGTTGATAAATCATCCACAGACACGGTACGGTTACTGCTCATGGTTACCTCCTCTCCCGCTGCGTGTGCATCTTAAGACTTTTCTTCTTAAAGCCCATATCACTGACGGAGCGGATATTATAAATTCTGTCCTGATAGGCAATGCGGAACTTGTCAGGAACAACACCGGATAATTCTGAACAATAACGGACCGTAAAATCCATCCAATCATTCACAACCGTCTGCCCCGTTGTTTCCGCTTCTCCACCTTCTTTTTCCACCGCAGTGGCATAACAGGAAAAATAATCAGTCCATGCATTGGTATGGTTACCGATGCTGTCCGTTACCACTTCATTTTTCTGAAATGTGATTCTGATACGCATCCCAGAAATATTCATCAGAACACCTCCCTGCGTACACCGAACATAAGACTTCGCAATGTCAATAACAACTCCTCATGGTCTGCTTCTTCCCTGTGTTCATATAAATAGGCTATGGCATACAACTGTGCTATCTGTACCACGCTTCCCTGCTCCATAAGATAATCCTTGGAGAGTCGGCTGATATCCGTAACCATCTGCTCTGCCGTCTGAATTAAGGTTTGGATGAACCCGTCATCATCTGACGAGTCCACCCTTAAATAATTCTTAGCCTCTGCTAATGTTACTGACATCGGCTATCCCTCCTTAAGAGGTAGTTTTTGCCTTGATATCAAGGGTCTTAACTGCCTCGGAAAGAATCAGCTTACCATCCACACGCTCGGAAGCCAAGAAGCCTACCTGACCTGTGGTTGCATAAAGTTCATTCAATCTCTTGAAAGAACGACCCTGACGGTCTGCAATCCAATAGTAGCTGTAATCACCGAATGCCATGACACGATTTCCGGCAGCAAGTTCAGGAACATAGATGGATGTTCTGTAAGGACGGTTAAGGATTCTGTCCGGCTCTCCTTCTTTTACGGAAGGCTGCCAGATATAATTACCGTTACCATCCTTTAACTTTCTGATTGCCTTAACGGTAGAATCATTCAAAAGCCATGTTGCCTTGTTACGGTAAGGCGCACGCAAACTGTAATACAGATCCATCACATCATCAAAAGTAATGGAGGTGTTTGCTGCAGTAACACCGATGTCTGCTCCGCCTGTAGCAGAAAAAAGTCCGGTAGGTTTACCCTTACCGTCACCGATGAAGAATGCTTCCTCTTCCTTCGCACCGATTCTTCTACCAAATTCCTTGGAAATGTAGGCTTCGATATTGAATACGGAGTCGTTTAAGAGTTCATCAGACACCTTAATCATGGTAGCCAACTTGTAAGCACCGATGGATGTCTGACCGAAGCTGTCATCGGATTCAGGGAACTGACCGCCCTCATCAATCCATGCCGCCTCGCCTCTGCTTGTTACGATAGGAATCTTACGGTCACCGCTTGAAGTACGGATAACGGTTGCAAGGCTTCTGAAGAATACCTCATCCTGCAAAGCCTCCACAAGTTTTCTCTCGTATTCATCCGGTACGAGATAACCGCCCTCGGAATCCGTGCCAATAGAAAGAGCGTTCTGAACTTCATAAGACATCTTGTTTCTCATGCCGTTCCAGAACGCTCTCTTATATTCGTCACTTGCTCTTCCGGTTTTCTCTGTGCCACTCGGCTGTGCGGTAGGTGTATTCACGATAGGCTGTGAAGTAACCTTTGCCAGTTCCGCATCAATTACTGCCTGACGCTCCAATCTGTCGATTTCCTCTCCAAGTCTTACTACATCTGCTTCCATTCTGTCATAGGTAGCAGCATCTTCCCCGGATACAAAACCGTCATCGGTTCTCTTGGCATCCAAAAACTTCTTGGCTGCCTCCCATGCTCTCGCACGCTTTTCCTTTAATTCCAAAATTTTACTCATAGTGAAAATCCTCCTTAATGTTTTAAGAGACTCAGTCTCTTGTCTAACTGATTAATGGGTATCATGTTATCCGGCTTATTTCCGGTAACTTTCGATAAGAACGAATCGTGTACGGCACGTCTGGAAAACATCACGGAATCCGCCTTTAGTGTCAGCTTCTTTTCCTCGTCTTCCTCGGTCTTTTTCTCACCTTTATCCGGCTCCATTTCGTCCTCTTCGTCCTCTTCCTTCTTTGCCACTGTTCCTTCCGCAAAAAGGATTTTATCGGCAAATCCAAGTTCCACAGCTTTCTTGGCATTAAACCAAGTCTCGTCATCCATCATTTTGGATAACTTACTTCTCTTAAGTCCGGTTTTATCCTCGTAGGCATTTAAGATGCTTTCTTTTACTTCATTTAACATTCCGATTGCCTTTTCCATCTCCTTGGCATTGCCAATGGCAAGAGTAGCCGGATTGTGAATCATCATCATTGCTACTGGAGACATTAAAACCGTATCTCCTGCCACCGCAATCACGGATGCTGCCGAAGCAGCCAGACCATCAATCTTGACAGTTACGCTTCCCTTATAATCACGGAGCATATTGTAGATTTGTGCTGCCGCGAACACATCTCCACCGGGCGAGTTAATCCATACCGTGATGTCTCCTTCCCCGGAGTTCAGTTCGTCCTTAAACAACTTAGGAGTTACTTCATCCCCGTACCAAGTTTCATCCGAAATCTCGCCATTTAAAAAGAGGGTTCGACCAAGGCCTCCCTCATTCTTAACCCAATTCCAAAACTTGCGTTTCATCGTTTACCTCGCTTTCTGTTTTCCTGCTTTGTTTGCTCCTCTGGTTGTTCTGGCACCTTATCGGCAAATACTCCTGCATCCGCTAATTTGCACATTGCACCATTAATCAGATAGAGGTTACCGCCCTCTTCATCAGAGATAGGATTCAAATTCTCCATCTCCCTGATATCATTGGTGGAAAACCAACCATTCTGTCTTCCGGTTGCATAGCCGTTCATACGGGACTCATAATCTCCACGGAGCAATCCATCCACATTAAACTTAATAAAATATTTGCCTTTCTCTCCCGGCAAAAAGAGTGCCTTCTGAAGAGCCTGTTCCCACCTTATTACCCAAGGGTCCAGTGTGTATTTCACAAACTCCAAAGACTGCTGCTCTATATTACTGAAACTGCTCTTCTCCAAATCCCCCACCATGTGTGGCGGTATCCGATACAGTCTCGCAATCTCATTGATTTGGAACTTCCTCGTTTCCAAAAACTGTGCTTCTTCCGGTGGTATTCCAATCTGATGGTATTTCATGCCTTCCTCAAGCACTGCCACCTTATGGGCATTGGTAACTCCTTTGTATACGGAGTTCCAAGATTCCCTTACCTTGGACGGGTCTTTTAGGACACCGGGATGTTCAAGCACACCGCCGGGATTCGCACCGTTGGCAAAGAAGCTGGCACCGTACTCTTCACAGGCAAGTGTCATACCCACCGCGTTCTTTGCCATTGCAACGGGCGAGTACCCGATAAGACCATCAAAACCAAGTCCCGGAATATGAAGCACCTCGTCACTGCGGAATGTAATATCTCCCATGGTTTTGAAATTCGGATTCTCGTCACTCTGTCTTGAATAGGTGTATACGAGATTGCCTTTTGCATCCCGGTCAACATCCATCATGTTTGGAAGCAGGGGATACAAGCCTACCACTCTTCCTGCTCCGTCCCTGACAATCTGTGCATAAGCATTTCCCCAAATTAATAGATGACTCATCAGCGTTTCCCTGAACACAAATGAAGTCATCTCCGGGTTCGGCTCATCATGGAGCAGAGCATATAGCGGATGGTCATGCACAAGTTCCTTCCCCCCATCCTCTTTGTAGGCATATACATGAAGTGGCAGGGAAGCCAACGTTTCTGCCAAGATTCTCACACAGGAATAAACTGCCGTTGTCTGCATGGCGGTACGTTCATTCACGGGTTTACCGCTTGTGGTTCTTCCAAACATAAAAGAATAACCACTCCCCACCGTGTTTACAGGCTTATCCCTCGCCTGTTTGAGACCTAAAAATTCTCTGATTCCCATCTGCTATCCCTCCAATGTCTGATTGATTGCTTCCCGTATAAGAAGGAAGCCTATTAAACTAAGTGTCAGCATAAAACCTCCATTCCGGGCATGAAAAAAACACCTCCGAAGAAGTGCTGATTTCTTATTTCCCTGTATATCGAATTGCCTTTACCATTAACTCATTATCGTTACGACCTACTTTAATGCGGTCGGTGTAAATATTCAGTTTCCAATGATTCCCTTCCTTTGCGTTACTTCGCATACACTCCGGTGTAAGATAAGGTCTTAATTCTTCCCAATTAACCATGGTAAGCATTCTGCCCTCTAATCGGAAGATAACCATTGCGTTATCGTAGGAATCAAGCAGTTCATATTGAACTGAAGTAATGTCCGTCCAATAAAACCCCTGCGGATGCAACTTGGACTGTGGTGTACACAAAGCAATCCTCTTCTTATTTTCCAACCTGCTTTCAAACATGATTTTCTTTCCGTCTATTAACTGATATCTGCACCCTGCTGCCTGTGATGCCACTTCCAACACCTCTGAAATTGTTACATATTCTGCCATAAAAAATGACCTCCTTTTCTTAAGATGAGGTCAGTATAGCACACAAATGCGTGGATGTATTTAGCAGTGCAAAATTGCCGAAAGCTGCTGACAATGCACGGTTGGAAGTAATGTTTGACGCACCCCGGTTAAACGTGGTTGCACTAAAAAACCAAGATGCCTCTGTCATCGTAAACACTGCCGTCACTACCCTGATTTCGGATGGCTCTGTCAAGTGCCATGACCGTTGCTACGGCAGCATCGATTTTCTCAGTGGACTTCTCCTTATCCATCTTAATGTTTCCTGCCGGGTCCTGTCTGACAAATACGTTATCCATCATCCATCGAAGCACCTTGTGACCGCCATGTGCGATACGCTCCTCCAAGGTTAATTTCATAAGTTCCTTCGTAGGGGGACTCATATCCTTATATCCCTGTCCGAATGGCACTACTGTAAATCCCATACCTTCCAAATCCTGAACCATTTGCGTTGCTCCCCAACGGTCAAATGCGATTTCTTTGATATGGAATTTCTCTCCCAACTTCTCGATGAACTTTTCTATAAACCCATAATGAATAACATTTCCCTCCGTAGTTTCCAAGCACCCTTCTGCTGCCCACACGTCATACGGCACATGATCACGTCTGACTCGAAGCTTCATGTTATCTTCCGGTATCCAACAGTAAGGAAGAATGATATATTTTTCATTATCATTCCTCGGTGGGAATACAAGCACAAAGGCGGTAATATCCGATGTGCTTGAAAGGTCAAGACCGCCATAGCAGTCCCTTCCGATAAGTTCCTCCTCATCAATCGGAAATGCACAAGCATCCCATTTATCCATCTGCATCCAACGGGTGGACTGCTTAACCCACTGATTCAAGCGAAGCTGACGGAAGATATTTTCTTCTGCAGCATTTTCCCTTGCACTGATATAAGCATTTCGTACCTTTTCAATATCTATGGTTTCTCCAAGGGATGGATTGGCTTTATACCAAGTGGCTTCACTGGTCCAGTCATCCTCATCGGCAGCACCGTAAATAACCGGATAAAAAGTAGGGTCAATTTTCCTACCCTCCAAAATATCCACCGCTTTCTGATGTTGTTCAAAGCAGATGGAATTTCTGTCATTCCCTGCTGTGGTAATGAGGAAATACAAAGGCTGGGTTCTTGCATCACCGGAACCCTTGGTCATAACATCGAATAACTCTCGGTTCGGTTGGGCGTGTAATTCATCAAAAATAACCGCATGGACATTTAATCCATGCTTGGTATACGCTTCTGCCGAAAGCACCTGATAGAAACTGTTGGTCGGCTTATATACCAAACGTTTCACGGACATGATAGGTTTTATCCTTTTCTTCAGTGCCGGACATTGGTCTACCATATCCACTGCCACATCAAATACAATGGATGCCTGTTGGCGGTCAGAAGCACAACCGTACACTTCTGCTCCCCACTCCCCGTCACCGCAGGTCATATATAACGCAATGGCTGCCGCCAGTTCCGACTTGCCATTCTTCTTTGGAATTTCACAATAGCAGGTATTGTATTGACGGTATCCGTTTTCCTTAACCGTTCCGAAAAGGGTCCGGATAATTTCATCCTGCCATCCGAGCAGTTGAAAAGGAACTCCCCTCCACTTACCCTTGGTGTGCTTCAGACAGTTGATAAAATTTACTGCATGGTCTGCCTTTGTCACATCAAACATTATTTTCCTCCTCCCTTAAGAAGCAGAAGTTCCATTTCATCGCTTTCCTTATCCTCTCCCGTATCCGTTACGATTCGGCTTCTGGCAGAAGGGGTAAGTCCGAACTGCTCACAAAACTTATTCATAATCTTAAGGTAGGTCTGGGCAATGGACACCTGCGGTACCTGTTGCCAATATCCACTCGGAGTTTTTACGATTGTTCCATGCTGTGTAATAAATTCCTCTGCTTCCTTCCAACGAGCGTATGCCTGACAGTATCCGGCAAAGGCAGCCATATCAATTTCCGTAAGTATACCGAGTTGCTCAAGCTGTTTACACATACGCTTCCATTCTTTCTTTGCTTCGTCTTCAAGCCATGCCGGACAACGTGGTGCTTTCTTATCCGGCTTCGGTTCTGCCGTGTTAAGGCTTCTTTTGCCCGGATTGCCCTCAAGCACCTTCATTGCCGTAGGCTTGGGTTTTCTTCCTCTTTGCGCCACTGTCCCCACCTCCGTTTCATGGCATCAAAAAAGGACTCCCGAAGGAATCCTCTGTTAAAAAGTTTTTATATTCTGCTAAAGCACCATGCCATTGCATGGCCTCCATCCTCAAATATCCTTTCGCTCTTTTCCAAAAGCTGAATCCTGCATTCAATGTAGCCGAATCCCGTTTCTTCTGGGGTTTCCACAAACTCGTAAACCGCTGCTTCAAATCCTCTGTAGGTAAGTCCGCAAACCAAAACTTTATCTCCGTGCTGTAAAACCGCACCCTGCTCTGCGCAACCGTCCTCCCATAAATTTTCCATTGTTGTAATCTCTCTCCATCTCATTGCGATGTCCTCCTTTTCTTTTGGTAGGTACATATTCGCTCTATTAAAGAGATATATCCAGTCATATCCACACTATAAATGTACCAAAGAATATGACTGGATATTGGTTATTCTATCTCATCACTACACTCCGTCATGCCAAGGCATAACTGGATGTAAATGTTAGAATATCTTTCCTGTTCGCTACCTTCCGAGCCAGCCATAGCCTGAAGGAAAAAGGCAAGTGCCTCTTCCCTCGATTGCCATGTATCCTTTTTCCCATAGCAAATGGTTGTTATCTGCTCCATGTCATTCTCCCTCATACAGCTTTCTGCATCTATCTTCTCCATAAACCACATGGAGACTGCTACCAGAATCCCAATGAACCATAATGCTTCCCGTGTCATCCACGCCATAAACTGTACCTAACGTTCCAATGGGCGGTGCCTGTTCGTCATCCATCCGCTCAAGCACCACACGGCAGCCTTTTGGAAATTGCTCCCGCACTTTTTCCACTTCTTCCCTTGAAGGAAAAATCATTCTACTCATCTGCTACTTCTCCCTTCTTTGCCCCATAATTCTTGGATTTCCATTTTTCTCTATCCGCTTCGGTTCTGAAAGCCGTATGCCCTTTTAAGTTAGCAAGCAAAACCTGCCTTACTTCTTTTCCTTCCTTACCGCCAAAGCCAAGCCTTACAAGCCAGCTTCGCATATAATATTTTTCGTTCTCTTCAATGGTCTGCTGTGGATTAATCCGCTTCTGCTCTTTTGCCACCGCAACCATCTGTGAAATAAGCTGCGTATAAACCTTTGCGTTATCTTCCGCAAAAGGAAATCCCGTAAACCGAACCCTTCCGTTTAAAACCTCAAGTCCCAAAGGCTTCTCTTCTTCCAAAAGGGAAATCACCTGCTCCAAGGTCACTTCCGCATCCGCTAACTTTTCCACCAATCCCTCAGAAATCTGAAATGGTGCTTTGCCCACCGCTTTTTCCAAGAGGTACTGCTTGCTGTGAATCATAAAAATCAGATTCTTCAAATTCTCTGCCGTAAAAATATCAAGGGGCATTTCTATGTTCAGCTTATCCCTTGTGGCTTCTGCCATCCCTTTTTCTGCAAGTGTGTCTCTCATCCATTCTCCTTCCTGCTCGGATTCACATTCCACAAATCCGTCTCTGTCGACTGTGAATTTCCCAACCTCGTATGCAAAGGTAGGTGGTCCCGTATAAATGGCTTTTACATTTAAGAGGTTCTCCATTGTCTTTACTATGTCTTTTCTGTTTTCCGCTACTGCTTTAAATTTCATTGCATTCCCTCCATTCATTGTTTTGGTAGTACATATATCACTCTGAATGGAGGAAATAGCAAGTTAATTATTCATTATTTTCCCTAGATTCCGGCAGTGACATTGACACCGCAAATGCCACCGTTGCCGTTACCGCATTCCCTGCCTGCTTGTATAATTGGGCATCGGAATTAACAGATGCTGCACGCTCATACAAAGCATCCGGGAAGCCTTGCAAACGGAAGCACTCCCTTGGAGTAAGCCGTCTGATTCTTCCGCACCGCATAAGCGTTCCCATCTGTCCGGAACAGTCCAAGGTCTGGGAGCAGCCTTTCCCCACCCTGCCTCGTCTGGTAGGACTTTCAGGATAGGATAAGCAGATGCCGTCACCCACATGAGCCTCATCGTAACCCTGCTTTGTGCCATTACGGACACGGAGCATGGTTTCATCATCCACATTTACTTTTTCACAGACAAACACACCGTGCCTATCCTGTGAAGTAAGCGTAAACATCGGCTCGCCATCCTCTTTCATCCGTCTGCCATTCTGCCTCTTTTCCATACGTTCCGGTGTCAGAACCGGATGTACTTCCATAACCGCAGAGTTCATTGCCGTGTGATTAACCATTCCTGCGGTATATCTTGCAGTCAGGCATCGTGCCGTATCCGTAATCTTTGGTGCGGTATTGGACTGATCAATAAAATAAAGTCCCGTCTTTGCACCCACACCACCTGCATTTCCAACCAAGGTAGCAGAAATGCCATCCGTTCCATATACACGGTAACCCTGCATCCCACCTACAAGTTGGTTAAGAGTTGCTGCGTTTTCTCCGCAGAGAGGTAATACTTCTCGTCTACCTCGGCTTCTAAGATTTGCGATAATGAACACACGCTCTCTGTTTTGGGGGACTCCGAAGTCCTTTGAGTTAAGCACCTGCCACCGACAGTCATACCCCGCTTCGTCCATTTCAGCAAGAACGGAGGCAAAATCGAATCCTGCATTAATTGATAGCAGGTTCTTAACGTTCTCAACAAGAAGGTATGTGGGCTTATCACTTTCTTCTTTGCCTTTGATGAGGTCAATAATGTTGTAATATATTCCACTTCTTTTTCCGACCAATCCACGTTGCTTTCCGGCAACGGAGATGTCCTGACAGGGGAAACCGAAGCACCAGATGTCTGCATAGGGGACATCTGCTGATTTGAGTTTTGTAACATCATCTGCTTTCCACTCTCCTTCCGTATCATACATTGCTTCATAAGAAGCACGTGCAAATTTGTCATACTCACAATATCCGATACACTTATGGCCGGCAGATTCAAGACCAAGCCTGAATCCGCCTATGCCGGAACATAAATCAAGGAAGGTCAACTGCTTCATTCGCATCACCTTCCTTCATCAGCTTTTCATATGAAATTATTACTCCGTTTCGGATGACCTTAATATCATCCGCTGAACCCTTCTGCTCCATATAGCGGTTCACGATTACATCCACGAATTTCTCTTCCAGTTCCACGCCATAACAGATACGCCCTGTCTGCTCACAAGCCATCAGCGTAGAGCCGGAACCGAGGAACGGGTCTAGCACCACACATCCCATCATGGATGAATTCTGAATCGGATATGCCATCAGAGCAATCGGCTTCATGGTAGGATGGGCTTTACTTGCCTTCGGACGGTCATACTCCCAAATGGTGGTCTGCTTTCTGTCCGAATACCACTGATGCTTTCCACCCTTCTTCCAACCAAAGAGACACGGCTCATGCTGCCACTGATACGGACTTCGACCAAGCACCAGTGCATTTTTCTTCCAAATGCAACAGCCGGATAACTTAAATCCGGCATTCACAAATGCCTTACGGAAATTTAACCCTTCCGTATCTGCGTGGAAAATATAAATGGAAGCATCCGCCTCCATGTTCTGTTCCATATTGACAAAGGCAGCAAATAAGAATTTATAGAAATCCTCGTCTGCCATGTTGTCATTTTTAATCTTACCTGCGGTTTCCTCCACATCCACGTTATAGGGTGGGTCGGTCAATACCATGTTTGCTTTCTTCCCTTCCATGAGTAACTCATAGGTTTCCGGCAAAATGGAATCACCGCAAATGACACGATGCTTACCAAGAAGCCATATATCTCCCGCTTTGGCTACAGTCGGCTTCTTAAGCTGGGCATCCACATCAAAATCATCTTCTTTGATTTTCTTATCATGGACCTTAGAGAAAAGCTGTTCAATCTCCGGTGGGTCAAAACCTGTAAGCCCTACATCAAAGTTGGAATCCTGCAAATCCTGAATGAGGTCTGCCAACAGTTCCTGATTCCACGCACCCGTGATTTTATTAAGGGCAATGTTTAATGTCTTCTCCTGCTCCTTGGTAAGTTCCACAATGGCACACGGCACTTCCGTATAACCGAGAGCCTCCGCTACGGTCACCCTCTGATGTCCACCGATAATGGTCATGTCGGAATTGACTACCACAGGGTCGGCAAAACCAAACTCTATAATGGAATTTTTAATGTTTTCATATTCTTTGTCACCCGGCTTTAACTTTTTACGGGGATTGTATTCTGCCGGATTTAATTGCTTAATCGGCAGCACCGACAATGTTGCTGTTTTCATAATCTTCTCCCTTCCAAAATCTCTCTTTTATATAGCAGTCATGGCAGCAATACTTCCGGTTCTTATTTCCATAGGAAGTAAATTCACTGCCACAATGTACACACACCAACTGATAGGTTGCTTCTTCACTCCGGGTTCTGGCTTCGGGATGATTCTTCCACCATGACCGTCTGCATTTGTCTGAGCAGAACCTTTTAGGTCTGCCTGTCTTCGGCTTCACTATCGTTGCACCGCAGTAAGAACACGCTTCTCCCTTTTCCATTCGGATACGGATGTTCCTTGACACCGCCCCGGAATGCCCGGTTAAGTTATGGTACTTGCAGTAATTTCTTACAATGTCCCTCGACAACCCCACCACAGCGGCAATGGATTTATAACCGTTCCCCTGCGCTCTCATTTCTATAATCTGTTCTCTTTGCTGATCCGTCATCTCTTTCACACCCTTTCTAAACGCAAGCACAAAAAAATGAGTAAAAAAATGCTGTTTTCCTGCACTTTTTTACCCATAAAAATATGGTTTTTATTAACTTTTAAACGAAACTGTCCGAGCAATTTGCCTTGTATCTATAACCATTTTGCGAAAAATATCACTCGCTCCTACTATCCCCCCTGTTAAATTCTGCGAAAATGCGCGTTTGAGGGGGCGCCGGTCTTCCTTGGGGGAAGTTGTGGAGATTAAGATACCCCCACCCCTGCTTGTCATTTACCTTCCGGTGCTAAAACTCATACACCGGATTGGCATCTTCGCTCCATGTCTTGTTGTCATGACACGGCTTGCAAAGGCTCTGCCAGTTGCTCTCGTCCCAAAACAAAATCGGGTCACCCCGATGCGGTTTGATATGGTCCACAACCGTTGCCTTCACATATTTATTCTGCCTCGCACACAACACACACAAGGGATGTGCTTTCAAGTACCTCGCCCTTGCCTTCTGCCATCTGCTGTTGTAACCACGCTTCCCACTGCTTGCTCTGTCACCTCGATGCATAGCTTGATGCTCCTCGCAGTAATATCCATCGGTCAGCTTCGGACAGCCGGGATGGTTACATGGCTTTCTTGGTTTCATCGGCACACACAGCACCTCCCTTCTTATGTAACGTGACGGAGTGAAAGGATTAGAAAGCCACCGTCACGGGCAAAAGAAAAGAAGCATCTCTGCTCCTTCCTGTTTAACCACCTTAATACTACCACATAAAATTCTTCATGTCAGTTCACGGGTAGTTCACGATTAGTTCACGCTACGAAAAAAGGAATAGGACAAAGCGCCTATTCCTTAATTGTATTCACTGTATGCACCTATCTGTATCTGAAGAGCCACCGTCAGTTTCTCCATTACCTTTTCATCCACAACCTCTCCGATTTTATCCCCAAGACAACGCTTATCCAAGGTTTCCACCTGTTCGGCAAGTGCCATGCTCGGTTTGTCCAGTCCGCTCCCTTTCTTTAAGGGAATGAACACATGGGTAGGAAGATATCTTCTCTTCCACACCCTTGCCGATAACGGAACTACCGTAATTACCGGGGCATTTGCATTTGCCTTGTTATTGCTCACAATAATCGCAGGTCTTAATCCGCTCTGCTTATGGGAATTGTGATTGTTACCAAAATCAACAAAATATATGTCTCCACGCTTACACATGATAATCCCTCCATTCAACTTAAAATATAGGCTTCCGTCTGCCTGTCTCGTAATTCATAAACTTCATCAAGCAGTGCGATGGCACGCTTTTTATACTTTGAAATCGTAGACCTGCCAATGTTGTACTTATACATAAGGTCATCCCACGTTTCACTTTTCTCAAGCATATCCATAATAAGATTTGGTAAGATGTCCGGAAGTGCTGCCACGCTGTCTTCAAAAAAAGCAACTTCCTCACTGATATAACGGTATCTGCAAAAAAGGTAATTAAACCACTCATCATTTTCCCGCTCCGCTATCTTTTTATAATTCATGGCAACGGATGCAGTCTTATCGGATATGTTACTTGTCTGTACCCTGTCCCCACCTTCCGGATGGGAAAACTGCATGGAGAGAATGATGTCATTCTCATCCACACCCTTAAAACGGCTCATCTGAAACTGAAGCACCGTCAGTTCCTTTTTCATGATGCCATATTCCTTAAACATTGCTTCTGCTCTCACTCTCTCCACCTCCAATCCGTGCTTTCACTGCAGCAATCATTGCTTCCTGCGTATTATCCTTTTTCTCAAGGGAAAGAAGGATATCCTCGTCTATGGTTCCTGCGGTTACGATATGTTCAATCACAACCGTATGCTTCTGTCCCTGCCTCCAAAGTCTGGCATTCAACTGCTGATAAAGTTCCAGTGGCCAAATGTTGGAAAACCAAACGATGGTAGAACCGCCATCCTGTAAATTCAGTCCGTGTCCTGCTGATGCCGGATGGATTAAAGCCACAGGTATTTTTCCGGCATTCCAATCCTCAATATCTTTCTTGGTGCTGATATCACGAACCTTAAACCGCTTCATGATTCTGTCCCTGTCATGCTTAAACCAATATGCCACAAGCAGTGGTTTCTCATTGGCAGCTTCAATCAAATCCTCAAGTGCATCCAATTTCCTGTCATGGATATGATGCACGTTGCCGGATTCATCATACACAGCACCATTTGCCATCTGCTGTAATTTATTACTTAATGCTCCTGCATTTACCGCATCGATATCTTCCCCTTCTCCAAAAGGAATAATCATATCATTTTCCAACTGTTCATAGAGTGCTTTTTCCTCTTTTGACATGGATACTTCCACACGGTTGTAAATGCACTCCGGCATATCAAGGTAATCCACTGCCTTCATGGAAATCGTGATATCCGAAATCAGTTCATAAATTTTATCCTCTGCACCCTCTCTTGGTTTATAGGAAAAGATAATCTCACGGTTTCTTTTATCCGGTACAAAGAACCTGTTACGGTATCCACCGATAAATCTTCCAAGCCTCTGTCCCATATCAAGCACACCAATCTCTGCCCACAGATCCATCAGATTTCCCGGTGTTCCGGTAAGACCAACGATTCTTCCCACGGACGGTCTTACTTTCCTTAAGGACTTAAACCGTTGTGCCTTTGGAGATTTAAAACTGGAGAGTTCATCCACGATTACCATATCGAAATGAAAATTACCGCTGTCCACAAGCCAAGTCAGATTGTCCCTTCCGATCACATACACATCCGCCTTTTTCGCAAGTGCATCCTCTCTTTGCTTCTTTGTACCCGCCACCACCGAATAGGTAAGGAAAGAAAGATGCTCCCATTTCTTTATCTCTGCCGGCCATGTATTCTCCGCCACTCGCTTGGGTGCTATCACAAGAATGCGACCCACCAAAAAATAATCAAAAAGCAAAATCCACAGTGCGGTCAGTGTTACCACCGTCTTCCCAAGTCCCATATCCAAAATCAGACAACTCACCGGATGATTGATAATAAAATCCGTAGCAAACGCCTGATAATCATGTGCCTTGTATTTCATCCAAAATCCCTCCAATCTGCTCCGTTCCATCCACAACAAAAACTTTAAATCCCAAGCATTCCAACTGTCTCTTTCTCTTAAGCTGTGATGCCCTTGGTGTTTTGCCCGGCGCTTTCAATTCAACAAACGCTATTCTGCCACCGGGCATTAAAACCAATCTGTCCGGTACTCCATTCAGTCCCGGAGATACAAACTTTATAGCCATGCCGCCACGCTTTTTTGCCTCTTCTCGCAAACGGCTCTCTATCGTACTTTCACGCATAACCCTTTACCTCGTTTCCCATTTCTGTTTCCTTGGTGGTTTTATTCCCTTACGCGCCTATACACGTTTCCGCTACCTTTTTATCCCCATTTTTATTACTCATATAGAAAAAATGGGAAACAGGGAAACAACAGACCGCAAACCCTTATTTTTCAAGGTGTCTATACTGTTTCCCACCACCGTTTCCCACTAGCGTGTGGGAAACATGGGAAACAAGAAAATCCGTTCCTTTGTTTCCTTGCTAAATTCGCTCAAAGGTTTTCTGGATTCCATAAAGGGGTATTCGGGACTTACCGGATGCACTTCCGGTATATTTTCTCCAACCACCGATTTTGTTTAAGATAGCCTCCATTTCATAGGAGTCCGTCTTCTTAAGATTCTGACGCTCCTTACCAAAGCACTCGCACCATATTTCCATGATACAGACCTTCTTTCTCTCCACCGTGCCTGTAATGCCTGTGGATTCAAACTCGCCATTGCCAAGGAATGCCCTGCGCTGATAAATATCCATCGTATCCCATGAATCGGGAAGCAGACGGTCAAGGTAATCCTGCACGATACCTTCTCTGTCATCCGACTCCATTGCATCCTGTTGCATACGATGGGCTTCTTCCGCAGCTTCGCCCTTAAGGAACAACTCTTCGCCATTTTTGTAATATTCAATTGCCTCTGCCCAAATCTGGTCGACTTCCGTCACTTCCCAAGGATGGTGCGCTCCCGTTCCCGGAACATGGACCGGCCAAAAACGTCTGTTACCTGTCACATCACGAAGGAAGCCGGATTCGGAGTTGGTGCTTCCCACAATGATACAACTTCGTGGGTGGCTCTCCACATTCACTCCGTATGCCTGACGGAACTTATCATCCTGTCTGGTCACAAAGGACTTCACGGTTTCCACATCCGTCTTTTTGATACCGTTCATTTCGGAGATTTCCAGAATCCAATATCCCTGCAACTTCTCTGCTGCAGTCTTATCCCTCATATCCGAGATGGAGAGGGAATCCGAAAACCACTCCCTGCCAAGGATGGCAAAGAAGGTAGACTTACCCATTCCCTGCGGACCACTCAGCACGAGGATGGAGTCAAACTTCACTCCCGGCTTAAAAATACGTGCTACCGCAGCCACTAATGTTTTACGGGTTACCTCCCTCACATATTTGCTGTCATCTGCTCCGAAGTAATCAATGAGCAAAGTGTCGATTCGCTCCACTCCATCCCATGACAGCGATGCAAAATACTCTTTGATTGGGTGGTAAAGCCTGTCAGCGGAAACCACCGCAAGCAGTGCGTCCTTAAATTTGGTAGGTGACCAGATACCGTACACTTTTTCAAAATACACCTTGGCATTGGCAAGGTCGGAGTCATTCCATCCCGGCTTTACCTGCTTCCAAGGAAGCACTCCGATAACATCAATGGTGTCCTTAAACTCGTTGTAAACAATATTCTTCAGATTCTTATCGCACCGGATAATGGTTGCGATATTGGTAAGGGTATCCTTTACCTTGCCCTGACGGTCAATTTCCAGTTTCTTCTGCCAGTTCTCATCCTCGGCAAATTCGGCTACCGCCAACTGCTGACGTTCCCTTGCAAGTGTCTCTTTTACCTTTTCATCCTGCGAAGCAAAATCCTGCATTGCCTTAAAAGAAGGAAGTTTGCCCGGCTCCGTACCTTCATCCGCTTTGGCATCTTTATCTCCAAACAGATGGATACGCACCACATCAAATGCGTTCATCAGCTTACCACAAGCAGGGTCTGTGGCATGATGGGAAAATACAAATGCCTCTTCATATACCACCACTCCTGCTGACGAATCCGCAGGAACATAGTCATATCTTCCGGTCATGGCAGACGGCTGATAAATATCAGAAATAAACGTATCAATGGCTTCACGGATGGGGTAGGTTCTGTTAAATGCTCCAATCAAACCGTCTTTTGCAAGTGGGTCAGCCTGTTTCTTTAAGGTGCGTTCCACCAAAGTATGCTGACGGTTACTTACCGGCCATGAGGATACATCCTTCCAATCTTTGTACCGGGAAAGCACCGCATCCGGGTCTACCACCGCTCCTTCAATCTCACGGAAAACAAATTCTCCGTCTGAAGAAGTGGATGGCCAATACATAAGACGGGACGGTTCATAAGTGGAATCATCGAATAATTCGATACCGATATCTTTAGCAAGCATTCGGCTGACCGCACCGTATTCATCCGGTGTCACTTCCCTTGTTATGGGAATGATAAGTCTGAGTCTCGGATTTTCCTCCGTGTGCTTATGGGTACTGTAAGCGAGCATTTTCATATCATGGAACATTTCAATTTCATCCAAAATGCCATCCGTACCGTAATCCATATCAAGGGTAATGGCTGACCTTGATATCACCGTATCCTTCTTTCTTCTGCCACCCTTTAATCTGCCGAGGACAAAACCGCCCACGTCTTTAATGTCATCCTGCTTTGCCTTGGGCAGCTTCTTATACTGCTCCACCGTTTCTGCTGTTCGGATGGTTTTGGATACCCGCTCGGCAAACTCGGCAAATTCCATCTCACATCCGTTCCACTTTTTGTCCATACGGGAGTTACCCGTTGATACATACAGTTTCATGCTACCTGCCTCCTAATCTTTTTTATAAAATGTTGATTCAAATCCGGCTGCTTTTAAGGGAAGTCCTGCCGTCCACGAGGGATTTACTGCCATCAGTTCATTGACTTCTTCCACCGAAGAAATCCCCTCAGGCACCTCAAGCACCACTTCATCATGAACGTGCATCACAATATCAAATCCCACTTTCTCAAGTCGCAGCATGGCTTCTGCCAAAATATCCCTTGATACCGCCTGTACGATGTTTTCCACCAGCTTCGGACCATACGTTTCAATCCGAGTCCATTTCTTGTTTTCGCCAACGCCCTCGTAGGTAATGCCTTCCCTTCCGAATTTGTTTAATTCCATTCTGGGCTTGATATAGGACAGTTTTCTTCCTGATGGCAGATGAATAAATAAGATGCCACCCCTGTACTCGAAGATAAGCCTCTCCATCTGCACCGTAGTCTTTTCCTTTACCGCCTTAAATGCAGCCGCATCCACCTTCCACCAAAACTGTGTAATATGAGGATTGGCATTTCTCCACTGCGTTACAAGCTCCGGCAGTTCCTCTTCCGAAAGTCCCATCTTAACCGCCCCCATTGATACCAAGGCTCCTACCGAACCGCCATATCCAAGTGCCAGTTCCGCAATCTTTCCCTTCTGACGAAGGGGAGAAGTCTTACCGATTTCCTCAATGGGAACACCGAACATGGCAGATGCCGATGCTTCATAGATTTTGCCGTGTGTGGAAAACACATTTAATCTCCATCCTTCTCCGCTCATCCACGCAAGGACTCTGGCTTCGATTGCGGAAAAGTCACTGATAATAAACCGACATCCTTCTTTTGCCACAAATGCGGTACGGATTAACTCCGACAACACTTCCGGTGTGGAATCGTATAACAGTTCCACCAAATCAAACCGACCTTCTTTTACAATGGAGCGTGCCAGTTCCAAATCCTCCATATGATTCTGTGGGAGGTTATGAATCTGCACGAGTCTGCCGGCCCAACGTCCGGTTCTGTTTGCTCCGTAAAACTGAAGCAGACCGTGTACCCTTCCGCTACACTCCGCACGCTCAATGGCTTCATACTTTTTTACACTGGTCTTTGACATGGCAAGACGAAGTTTCAACAGTTCCGATATTTCCCCCTCCGTCTTATCCACAAGTTCCTTCACGGTATCCTTGGCAAGGGAATCTACCTGCAATCCCTTATCCGATAGCCACCCTTTAAGCTGTGATACGCTGTTTGGATTTTCCAAACCGGATAATTCATAAGCACGCTTCGTTGCCGTATCCTTATAGAGAAGGTCACACGCTATTGCCTGTTGCACCATCTGAATATCCACCATGATGCCTCTGTCATTGATTCTCTGGTCCATGCAGTAAAGCACCTGCTCCCGTTCCGGTATGGGATAATTTTTCAGTTTCTGCCTTATCTGCATTTCCACATCCACGTCCCGCTTGCAGTAAGTTTTGAACAATTCCCACTTTTCCGGTGCATCCGTAGGACGGTTTCTTGTCCTGCCACCATTTGCCTTGGTAGGCTTACATGGCATACAGAAAAAGCGGATTAGTTCCTTTCCCTCTGCCATCTTCTTTTTATCAAGGTTTAATGCTTCCCCTACTCCTTCAAGGGAAAGCGGTAATGCCAGTATTGCCGACTGAACAGCCGTACACCGCCACACTTCCGGCTTTAATGAAAGCCCGAAATGTCGGTTGATACAGTTTCGTTCAAAGGCTGCGTTGAATGCGGTTTTTATCACACCGTCATCCATAAGTAACTCCATAATTTCTTCCGGTATCTTCTCACCGGATGCTATGTCTATAACCTTGGTTTCCCCTTCATCTATGCTGTAAGCAAACAGCATGATTTCAAACTGCTCGGATGCCACATACCGATACACACCTGCATCCGGCAGACTCACATCGGAGAAGGTTTCAATATCAATTGCCATTATTTCAGCCATGCATAAGACCTCCCCGATTTAATTTTGCTTACTACCTTACGGGAGATACCCATTTCTTCCGCTATGGTATAAGGGTGCTTTCCTTCGGCAAGCTGATGCCTAACTAAAAGCACCTGCTCTTTCGTAAGTTCCAACACCTGCATTGGCAGTCTTCTGGTAGAACCGTTCCTGCCTCTTACATAACGGGGCATACTGCGAAGCCGCCCCAAACTGCTAATCTGATATTTATTTTCATATCCTTCTATGTCTTTCCACATTTCCATACAAAACCTCCTATGTAAGGGGTAGTGTTACCACCGCCCCATATTTCCTATGAGAGGAAATCATCCTCTGCTTCCACTGCCTCAAACTCATCCTTCGCATTTGCTCTGGAACCAAGAGGCTCTCCGTCACGAAGTTTCTGCACGTTGCCAAGGCCTGCAGCAATGCCCTTATTGCCGTTGGAATTGTATGCGTAAAATGTTACGGACACTCTTCCGTAGCAACCGGAGTAAACTTCGCTCTGATCCAAAATAGGCTGAACCTTGTTGTCTACCACCTGAGGTGCCTGACGGCTGTTGGCGTTTAAGAACATACAGCCTGCATACGCTTCATCATCAGGTCTGTCGATGTCACCGTCACGAAGAGGTGTTTTTAAGTTCGCAGGAATCTTACCGCCCCACTTGCTCTTACCTTCTTCCTTGGCAATCTCCACTGCCTTCTGAATCTTTGCGATGGTTTCCTTATCATTTTTGTCAATGATGCAGGAAACGGAATACTTCGGCTCACTGCCATTGATGGAATCCGGCTCCCAAATGTGAGCGTAGGAAAGTCTACAAGGTACAATTACTTTTGTGTTCTGTGCTGTCATAATTTCAATCCTCCATAAAATCCGCTTCTGCGGTTGCTGTTTTTACTGCTTCTCTTTTATCTGATTCCGGCACCAAGGTTACTTTGCCATCCGGCTTATAAACCAAGTTACCGAGAATTTCATTAAATACCTTCTTGCCCATCAGCTTTTCCATCTCGGTAATGCCGATAAGGGAAGTCTTAAATATATCCGTGTATCCGGCTTTCTTGGCAGCCTCCGCCACCTCTCCTTCGTCCGTATACTTACGGTTGCTTCTGCCAAGCACAAGTTTGAAACCGGGCCACTGCCTGTGGTTAACCACCGCTTCATTCTGTGCATAGGCATAGATTTCTTCTGCCCACTTCTTTAAGGCATCTGCTTTCAAAAGCACCTCTGCAATTTCCTCATCCGATAACAGTGCAGGTTCGGCAAACTCCATCTGTGCCAGTTTCAAATATTCCTCTGCTCTTGCACGGCAGGTAAAACGAGCCTTACAGAATCGGCAATGGTCTCCGGCTTTGTATTCGCCTTCTCCTGCCAGTGCCATTTCTGCCTTGGGTTCCAGTTCCACACTTGCCCACGCTTTCAAATCATCCACCGTAATTTCCCATGTAGAGAAATGTTCCAGTCTCGGCTGTACGATGGTAAGTTCCACCGTTTCAATGTCATATAGGACTTCATAAAAATCCAAGACTCCCAGGCCATAAAGCATCAGCTGTTCGTTATGCTCTGCATCAACCATGACACCCTTACCGAGTTTCAAATCAATCACATGAATTTTCCTGTCGGTAACAATGACCATATCTGCCGTACCAAAGCACCCTGCAATGTGCATGGAAATATCTGTCCTACGCTCCACTTCAAATACCGGAGCCTTACATTCACGCTTGGCTTCTTCAATCTGCTCCACGCAGTAACCCACATATTCATCCACCGCTTCCACAAGTTCATCCGTGAAGTAATCTGATACGGGGCGTTTTGTCCGTATTTTTAAATGCTTTTTTATAAGGTGTTCCGCAAGTGCGTGTCCTGCACTTCCCTCTGCAGCATACGGGGACTGCTCGTCTTCAAACTGCTGCTCCAGCTTTAAAGCTGGAGGGCAGTTCAAATAACGCTTTGCAGAAGAAGGCGGGAACACCGAATGTGCCGCCATTACAGCACCTCTGCTTTCTTAAGAAGGTCAGAAAGTTTCTCATCGGGAATGGCCGACAATTTATCCGCCCCAAACTCAATTAAGAGTTTTCTTACTTCCTGTGTTTTTCCTTCCCTTGATTTATCCGCAAGCACCGCACGGACCATTTCAACGGTTACCGCCTCTTCTGCGGATGCGGTCTCTTCCGTAGTAGCAGGAGCCTCCGCTTTTTCACTGGCAGCTTTCTTTGCTTTCTTTTCAGGCTTAACAGGTGTTTCCCCTGCTTCTGCCAGTTCTCTCATACCTTCCGCAAGAAGGGCATAACCTTCTGCCATTTTTAACATCGCATTACACATGGTTAAAATCTCCTTTCCTATTTCACAAGTCGCAGACCTTTAATGATTCTGCGATATTCAGCATTTGCACGTTCATCAATAGGCAGCGTGCGAAGGTTCACGGCATTCATGTACTCGTCATACAGACGCACCGGGATACGCTTCTCTCTGGCATGGTTTAATTCAAATCTCATGCCTTCCGTGATGTTGAAGCCTAAAACATAAACCTCATCACACACATCCATGAGTTCCAGACCCATTTCTATTCCATTCATTCTTTCATTGGGATTATCCTCATCAAGGAATTGTGGAAAATAAAGATGTGGGGCAATCGGTATCCTGCCTGTGCCGATGATGACCTTGGCAAAAAACTGTGCTGCCTTTGTGTTTTCCTCGATGTTTCCCCTGAACGGGGAGCAAATAAATATCTTCTTCATAGATTCATTTCCTTTCTGCATTCGGCTCTCATGGCCGTAGGGTTCTCGTTACATCTGACTTGCCGAATCGTCACCCGGCTTGTCCTCAGACGATTGGACAGTATTTGTTAGAGCCGTATTCACGGAGCATCTGGTCAAGCACACGCTTCTGCTCTTCATCTGCCTGTGGAAGCAACTGTTCCAATACGGAAATCTGCTCCCGTGACAGAATGTTCTTGTGCGGATGATACCAATCGGCAATACGGACACCGCCTCCGTTACCTCTAACCGTTTCCAGAGGGTATTCAGCCGTGAGTGCAAGAATGTCAGCACGAATGGTTCTGTCGGTAACTCCAAGTTCCCTTGCAAGTACCTGCATACTTTCCTGCCTTCTTGCGACCATGATTCTCATAATCTCTGCTCGTCTCTCATTAGCACTCACGACTTCACACCTCCTTTCTGTCCTTGTCTGATTGCAATATTAGAGGGCAAATAGGAAGGGTAATTTCCTATTAAAAAAAATTTCTATAAAAATTTTTCAAAACACGCCCCAACCTTATGTCTATCCATTCTCCGTTTATCCTTTGGAGAAAAGAGGGACATATTTCTATATCCAATTGCGCCCTCAAATGTAAAATGATTTGTCCTAATTTTTCATTTTCTTCGTTAAAACAAAAAAGCCAGAGTTGTAAGAGGTTCTTACCTCTTTACAACTCTGGCATATAGTAGCTCGCTTTTTAACGACTCAGGGCTCAGTAGTAACTCTATGAATTTTTTCGTATCTGATACATTACGTCCGCCAAAGAAATTCTTTCTTTGCTAGAACCATTTTTCACTTCCAACACCACTTGATTATTCTCATCAATTAGTGCATCGAATACACGGGGCTTTACTTGTCTGGGACTTCTGTTATTCCTTATTGCTATTCTCTTCATTATATTTTTGTCAACCTTTTGGTTGATACTCCTTTCTTAAAAATGCACCCCCTTATTGAGGGTGCTATGAAACTAATATGACGGAACTGCATCCGGGTATCCTATCGTAAAAATGGTCGGTTCCGGAACATAATCCTTAAAATCCAGTCCTAATTCTGCCAATCGAATCTTTGCTGATGTTTTGGATACATGAAATGTATCAGCTACAATTTCCGCTAACATTTCATTTTCCCATCCACACGCTTCGGACTTAAGTCTCTCCCTAAATCCTCTTTCGCCACATAATACATTCATTGCAGCCTTATTCATCAGAAGGGCTGCACTAAAATAATTCGCATGATGTTCTGTCCAATCATGCATAGTTACAAGGGAACGCTTCCCTTTTGCATTGCCAACGATATCCACTTTTCTGCATACTGTTGCTACCATTTCATCTTCCGGAAAGAGGGAAATCTGATTATCATCCCGCTTAAAAATCTGCTTATGGTACAAACCATGTCCGCACTCATGTCCCATAGTGGAACGAAATAGACATTCATTTTCCAGCAGAGAATTATCGATAACCACAGTATCCTCATCAACGGGGCAGTATGTAATGTCATCATGCTCCGCATCGTATGCTAAGATTTTACGTTTGTTAAAAACCATCCTTCCCAAAATCGAACCGTTATTAGTCAAATCAAGGAAATGAATGTTATATCCCATAAATCTTTCAACGAAGTCCTCAATATCAAGTGCTTGAGGTGTTGTCAGCAAAGTCTTATCATACTGTTCCAACAGTACAAGAACATCCTCGTCGATTTTCTTGTGGCTTAAAATGGGAACTCCGTCCCGCTTTGTATTGTACTTCGGCAAAATCATGTTGCTGCAGTTGACTCCTTTCTTCTTGCACGCATATCAGCAACAAACTGCATCCACTCCTCCTCACTGGCATCCAACTCCTTTGCAGTACGAAGTGCTGCCATTACATAATCGTTCTCCACGATATAGTCAGGAAAATCCTGTGGAAGGGTTATATCTTTTGACTTCTTGGTTGCATTAGCCAGATCATACATAATCTCTGCTTCTTCCTGCGTAAGTCCCAAAAAAGTCCGTAATGTTGCTAATCTTTCGGCGGACAATGCTCCTCTCCGCCCCTTCTCTACTTCGCTATAGAACTGTGGAGAAACTCCGATAGCTATAGCAGTTTGTCTCATTGAGGGACGAGATTCACACTTTTTTCTCATTGTTTCAATATACTCACCAAAACTCATTCCTCTGTATTCTACGTTCATTATTAACCTCTAATTTTCATTCACACTCTTTGAAATATTCTTTGTCTACTCTTAATTTTACACTTTTTACATTTTTTACATTCTTTGAAATAATCTTTTTTCTTGATTTACTCTTGTTTTTACTCTTTTTTCTAATCTTGTACTTTTCTTAAAAATTTTCACTTAATCTTCGTTTTGGTTTGAGCAGCTGCTGTATCAACTATCAACCTAATAGTTGATACACTGAATATATCAAAAGGGGTTTCCAATGTCAACCCCCTTTTTGCAAAAAAGTATTAAAAAATTTCAGTGCCAGTAATCATAAGGGGAATGGTACTTATTTTTTGGAGCTGTTTCCGGTCTTGGAATCGAATCCTCAGCAGCTTCTCTACTTGCATATAATCTGCTAGTTCTTATCCGAATACCGCCTGACCCATTCAAAAATCTGACTATGTAAAAGTCTCCTGTTCTTTTTACTACAGTTACCTCTCGGATGATTCGATTGCTTTCGATAAAATATGCCGTTGCACCATTCTCAAAAACCATCTGCTTCATCTCCTAACCAAAACATCAGCCAAAGGGAAAGTCAACTGATATTTCACATAATTTTTACCCATATTTTTTCCTAATGTAGCGATGGTTTAATTATACGAACATTTGTTCTGTTTGTCAATAATTCTTTTATCTCTTTTGATATTTATTCTGCTTCTATTTCCTTTAGTGTTTTTCCATTTACATTCTTCCATGTCTTTGGTCCGCTAACACTGTAACCCAATACGAAATCAGCCGCTGCGGATGAACTTGAAAAAAGTATATCCTCTGTGGTCTGTAAATCTACCACTTTTCCTGCTTCAATCAATTTCTCTCGCAAGGTAACTGCTCCTTTAGACAAAGACTTCGGTGCTACCTTTTCACTGATGATTGCTCCTGCAAAAAGTACAAATCCCTCCGTAGTAACAATTCCTTCTGCTCTCTGATTTCCAATATTTATATATAACTTTTCCGTATCAGAAGATGACGGGGAATCATTGTCCACCATAGGTTCAAGAACCTTGTATCCCAACGCATTAATCAGAACCTTTATATTGTCAATAAACTCTTCCATAGCAGCCGTTTGGGACTCTTTCAATACAGTCTTTCCATATGTATTTTTTGTTAAAACAGTGTATCTTCTTGCTTTCCTTGCATCAGACACAAGCCTGTCTTCCAAATAACGAATATGAGCCTTATTCAAATCCCGTCCAATAAAAATCACTGCGGTAGTCCAATAATAAGGCTCCTTATCCGCAGAGTAATCCCGGATATGCTGAACCAAACGCTCCTTAACATTTTCAGATTCTCCAATGTACACCGAATCCGAATTATCCTCTTCCTTACAGAACAGAAAATAGATGCCCGGCTCCTTTATATCATCTCTTTTACAATCCTGTACTTCTATTCTTGGTATTTTGATTGCTTTACCATTCCAATTGGACAATTCTGCAATAATTAAACTATCAGCAGTACCATTGGCTAGGAATAATTCTATAGATTTTCCGTAGGACATTTCATACCTCCGTTTACAATACAATATTGGCACTCATTAATTCAGCCTGTCTGATAACGATATCAACTGCTCCTTTTGCCTTCTCAGGCGGATACTTATATTTACGAAGCAGGTGTTTAACCTGTGTTCTCATATAAGCTCTGGCCGATTCTTTCTTATCCCAATCTACAGTTCTGCTTCTGCGTATAAGGTCGGTAAGTTCCTGTGCCATTTCTATAAGCACCTTATCTTCCATATTACGGAGTACATCCGGGTCAGCTACCAAAGCATCGTAAAATGCCAATTCCTCTGTGGTAAGTCCCTTATCTTCCCCTGCATAGTATGCATCTGTCATTTCCTTGGATAAGTTTAATAATTCCTCAATAACCTCAATATTGGTTACCATACGGTTATTATACATCTTCAGAAGATTCTGCATCTTCTCCGAGAACAATTGTGCCTTAACCACACCTGTTCTTGCAAATACACGAATATTATCCTCTAACAGATTTCGGAGCATTTCTGCAGCAATATTCTTATGCTTCATACTACGAATTTTGGCCATATACTCATCCGACAAAATAGATATTTCCGGATTCTTCTGTCCAGTCTGCGCAAATATATTATATACACCATCCTGCTCAATAGCCTGTTCCAGCATCCTCATAATATGGGAATTCATTTCATTCTTTGTCATGCCGCCAGTCCGTGTAATTTTACACAGTCCTGCCTTAATACTTTTGAAGAATTCAATTTCTCGCTTGGTATGTATATCAAGCAAACTACGACATAATGTTTCTGCTTGACTTAAAGCTGTAGACTCTCTTACAAAAGCCTTCTTCTCCTCTTCTTCGAAGCCTAGTGCAAAATTTACACCCCTTGCAATTACATCCAAGCGGTCTTCATCAGACTTCCCAAAGAATACTGAATAATCAAAGCCATAGAAGAAATCTCTCATCGTTTCCAATTTGCCCATTGCAATAGCATATGCAACTGATAAATCGGGAACTTTATCTTGGTCTCTCTTGGTATATTGACTCAATGCACTCTTCAATTCTGCCGCCATGCCTATATAGTCAACTACCAAGCCGGCCTCTTTATCTTTATACACACGATTGACACGTGCAATGGCCTGCATCAAATTATGTCCCTTCATAGGCTTATCTATGTACATGGTTGCCATTGACGGAACATCGAAGCCCGTAAGCCACATATCAACAACTATTGCAATCTTAAAATCGCTATTCTCATCCTTGAATTCTATCATAAGGTCATCACGATACTTTTTATTGCCGATAATATCATGCCAGTCATCATCATCCTGATTACTTGCCGTAAGAACAACCTTAACTTTATTTTTCCAATCAGGGCGCTTCTCTATAAGCGTTTTATACAGATTTATGGCTATTCTTCGAGACATACAAACAATCATGGCCTTTCCGGTTAGAACGTACTGTCTGTCCTCATAATGAGCAATAATGTCATCCGCAAGCAAATTCAATCGTTCTTTTGAACCAACGATTGCTTCAATATTTCCCAAATCCGACTTCGATTTTTCTATTACTACCGAAGACTCTGTCTCAGCCAGTTTGTCATATTCAGCATCAATTTTCTTGAGTAATTCCTCATTCAGCTTAATTTTGGCAGTACGATTTTCATAATAAATCGGAACGGTTGCACCATCTTCTACCGCCTGTGTCATATCGTATATATCAATATACTCGCCAAACACCTCTACCGTTGACTTATCATTGAATTCAATTGGTGTCCCGGTAAAGCCAATAAACGTTGCGTTGGGAAGTGAATCTCGCATATATTTTGCCATACCATATTTCCACTCACCAGTCTCTCTGTCCAGTTTACCTTCCAAGCCATACTGTGAGCGGTGTGCTTCATCGGCCATAAAAATAATATTGCTACGTTCACTTAAAACCTCACTACTCTCCTCAAATTTCTGAATAGTAGTAAAAATAATTCCACCGGCCTTTACTTTTAGGAGTTCCTTCAAATGTTCTCTGCTCTCTGCTTGTTTCGGAGTCTGACGCAACATCATCTTGGAACAAGAACAGAAAGTGCCGTAAAGCTGAGAATCTAAATCATTTCGGTCTGTAAGCACAACGATGGTTGGATTATTAAATTCAGGATTTCTCACAATGCATCCTGTGTAGAATACCATGGAGAAACTCTTCCCGCTTCCCTGCGTGTGCCATACCACTCCGACTTTATTGCTACCTTCTGAAAGAGCCTTAGAAGTTCGCTGTACAGCTTTACGCACGGCAAAATACTGATGATATCCAGCCAATACCTTTATAGTCTTACCATCGGAATCTTTGAAAAGTATAAAATTCTGAATGAGATCCAATAACCTTTCCTTCGGAAATACTCCATTCAAAAGTACCGAAAAATAATTCACATCACTACTTCCCGGATGCTCTCCATTCTCAGACTTCCACACCATATAGCGAGTAAAATCAGATGTGATTGTACCAATTCGGGTATCCAGCCCATCACTTATAATATTGAATGCATTATAATGAAACAGGCTTGGAATATCTAACTGATAATTCTTAACCTGCTTATAAGCATTTTCCACTGTTGTATCAGCGTTAGTCATATTTTTTAATTCAAACAGTACCATAGGTATACCGTTTATAAACACTAATACATCCGGTCTCTTATTCTTATACTCTATTATGGTGTACTGATTAACCACCTTAAAATCGTTATTTTCAGGATTTTCAAAATCAACAAGTTTTACCGTAAATGTCTTATTTTCTGCGCCTTCACGGTATGGTACAGGTACACCCTCTATCAAAAACTTATGAAAGGCTGCGTTTAATTCCTCCAATTTTAGAAGTCCTAAATTCTTTATTGTCTTATAGGCTTCCTCCAAAATAGTCATAGTGATGCCGGGATTAATTTTGAATATAGCAGTTTCAAAATAATCCTTTAATAGAACCTCATGGTAATCTCGTTCAATATCTGGTCCATAGAGATATTCATACCCTTTTCCCTGCAAGTCTGAAATTATAACCTGCTCCAAGGTATTTTCATTAATCGGCATATTATTCACATCCTCTCTTAGTATAAATAAAAATTTATCGTACTAAATATCTATATCTGAAACATCCAATTCGCCGGACATAAGTTTGGGCAAAAGTGCATCTCGTAACTTCGCCAATCTTCTACTCTCTACTTGGCACTCAATAATTTTATCATACATATCCATTGATATTGCTTCAAATTTGACAAGCAACTCCTCTGGGGGCAACACAACTCGAAACTCATCAAAGTCCTTCTTACCTATATGAATTACCGTAGTTGCTAATTCTGTTGCCTCCACACTATGCAAAAGAGGCTTAATTGTACAATATAAGAACGCTTTTCCCTTCTCCCTTATATTTTCAAATACGCACACTCGTTGATTCAGCCAAGCCTCATCATTGCCCCAAATGTAAGGTTTAAACTCACCATCCATTCCGACAACAATATCTCCACGCTTTATCAAATATCCTTTCGGATGTTTCTCCGACGTATAGGTAACCAACTCTTGATTTTTCAAATCTCTTATTCTAACAATCGGAATTCCATCTCCCTCAGTATTGAATAGTTTTGATGCAAACGGAGCGCCATAAATAATATTAGAAAGCGAATAAATATCCACGATTTTCCATCCAGCCTCTAATTCATAATTCGGCTCTCCGCCTATTCCAATGTTATACGGCCTATACATACCGAACCACTCATTATATACTGCCGTCAATTGCTCTTCTAAATTCCTATTTATTTTATTATTTACTTCTATTTTTTTATCGAATAGTATTAAAATATTAGCAATTTTTTTTTGAGTTTCCCTGTCTGGAACCCTTATCGGCAATGTATGTATATGATTTCTGTTTAACGTTGGTACAGCACTACCTCCCGCATAACTACTCAAGTCCAATGTTTTCAAAAAATAGAAAACATAATCCGGCACTGCATCAATATACTCTTTAATATACAACGTTGTATTATGTGCCCAGATTGGTTCATAATAGATGTACGGTGTCCCAACATTTCCACTTCTACCTATTGTTATTGCCGGAGCCTTTGTTGTAAATTCATCGTGATACCCAATGATTCCGTTTGACCCCGCAACCGGATACTTGCTTCCTATCATCTTAGTTTTTGGCAAATCATGACCCCTTTGAAAAATCACAAAATCCCCCAGTAAACACTCTTTCCACTCTGCCATACAGCACCTCTACTATCCTATATATTTTCTATGTGCATTCTTAACATTGCTTTGCTTAACCATAGCATAATGCAAAGTTGTATCGATTTTCTCATGTCCTAATAACTTCTGTACTTGTTCTATTGGCATTCCCTTATCAATTGCAACTGTTGCCATTGTTCTTCTAAATTTATGGGGATGCACTCTTTGAATATGTATTTCATTTCCTAATTGCTTCAACCGAGATTCTACACCACCAATTTTCAAACGTTTGTATGGTGCGCGTAATCCTACGAATAGTGCTTGTTCTGTGTCCAGTCGCTCATTCAAATAATTTTGCAAATGTATTTTTGTTCTAGCATCAAAATAAACTATTCTTTCTTTATCACCTTTTCCCAGAACCAAACACTCTCTCTCCAAAAAATTGATATCAGACCGATTTAGCCGAACCAATTCACCTACTCGCATTCCTGTAGATGCCAACAAATCAACCATCGCTAAATCTCTTATTTCTGTACAACTGTCTCGCAAAATCTCCAATTCTTCATCCGTATATGTTTCCTTAACTGCTGATGTTGCTTTTACACGATGTATGCGTCTTACAGGACTTTTTAATATATAATTTTCATCTTCAAGCCATGCAAAGAAACTCGATAAATTTCTTCGAATATTATCTATTGTCACTTTGCTAACACTGGATTCTGCTTGATATTTTGAAAGATATGTACGTAAATCCTCCGTTGTTATTGCTTTTACATTTTTCGCTACTTTTTGAAGTAATTTGTTTATTGTATTCCTATAATACACTAACGTACGTTCTGAACAACCCTCTAAACGTTTAGCTGCAATAAAATCGTCTACCAACTGCAAATCGTTGTTATTAGAATCTACGGTTTCTTTTAGAATTGCTCCCTCCAATACATTTTTTAACAACACCACTTGGTCTGTCGACAAATGCGGAATCATCTGACACAATACTTCATTAATTACTTGCTGCTCCATAATATATGCCTCCTTAATCTTTTTCATAAGCATATCGGTTATGGTACAACAAATAAAAATTTATCGTACTAAATATTCAAATCAGATACATCCAGTTCGCCAGACATTAGTTTTGGTAACAAGGTATCCCGTAATTCGGCTAATTTCATGTTTGAATAACAATTTTTCAATATCTGGGAAAAAAGAGGTTGTACCCATTCGCAATATTCCTTAACCTTAGGATGATTGGGATTAACTATCCAAATAGAATTCACAACATTTTGATTTATTCCGGGGATTGCCGCTTTTCCTCCATTACTTTCCAACCAATTCATAACATAATCCGTTTGGAAGTAAAAATAGGCCAGTTCATTAAATCCCCTATTCCCAAAATCCAATTTAAATACATGTTCATTAATATAAAAATCATCAAATGGATAACCCTCACCAAACATAGAAAAATGAGGATGAAACTCTCCCGGTTTTCCACCATCTTTATAAATCATCAACTCATATCCATTGACTTTACCTGTTTTTTGCTTTGCTGCAAAATCTATTGGTATATATTTTTTACTATTTAAATTAACATTCCCCAACCCTTTTACACTTTCGGCACCTATACTTGGAATCCCCTCTGAAACAGCACCGCCTTTAGGTCTACGGCCAGTTTCTAACACTGGCTTCAAATCACCAATTTGCACCAAATCTAAAGATTCTGGAATTTCAAAGCCAATAGGGCTTTCCTTCATTGGTTCATCAAAACATTCAAATCTAACAAACCATGATGTAAAAACAGTCCTTGCTTGCTCCTCTAAATTCCTATTTATTTTATTATTTACTTCTATTTTTTTGTCTATCGTTCGAAGAACGTTACATATTTTTCTCCTAGTCGCCTCATCTGGAACCGGAATCGGAAACTTTCTCAATTCGCCTAGTGAAATATATGGTTGTGTACTCCCCGCTCTCACGGATTCAAGGTACGCTTTCCCTTCTGGTGAATTAATGTAGTAATATAACCACTCTGCCTTATCCTTGCTTCCTGTCTTTAACAATCCTACGTTTTTCACAGCATAATCAATTTTCTCGTTACGCTCTATATAACAAAAACCACAATATATTCCTATCATGCTAATTATTATATCCCACTGATCCACCTTACTACGCAAGTTAATTTTGTCAAAATCTTCTCTGCTTATCAAATAAGCATTATCATAATCAATTTCCGTCCCCTTAATATGCTTAGATGTTATTAAGTATCGTCCGCTTTCTGTCTTTTTAGGACTATCATGCGTACCATCAGTTACGTTAATGCAATATTCATCTGCTCTTTGATATTCACACTTCATTCTTTATCCCTTCTATGAACACTCTATAATAAAATATGGACTCATGCTGTGTTTTGATGCTTCACTCAAAACTGCACCTGATGATGCCACTCTACATTGCGACATAATATTTTTGGGCGCTTCCTCTATTTTTGTTACCCTAAACCATGTAGTAAATTTATCAGCAATATCGTGATAATATGCCGGAAACTCGTGATACTCCGGCCTACATTTTGTAATTTTATCCACATAGGCCCAATACCGTTCTATTCCACCACTATGTATTAACAAAATTTTCAACTCCTCTTGTTCTGTTAACATCTTTATATTTTTTTCAGAGACAGGACTTCCCATTTTCCCATAATATACATAACCGTTTGCATCAATCATTTTCTGATGCTCTGCTATAGTTCCACATTCTGGTGCAAATTTCTCAAAAAATCTTAATGCCACACTTTTCATATATACACCTACAATATATTCATAATTATTCCTGTGTTCTTCCATATCCCAACATAGATAATTTATCACATATAGCCGCTTCTAACGCTTGAGACTCATCAAAAAGACCATATAATTCGCTGGATAATCTCATCATTTTTTCTTCAAACGGCTCACCATCATCTTCTGCTTCTTCTATCCCCACATAACGTCCCGGTGTAAGAATATAATCCTGTTCAGATACTTCTGCTATCGTTGCTACCTTGCAAAATCCCTGTACATCTTCATATTCTTTTCCCTGTCTCCAATGCTGGTATGTATCAGCAATTTTCTGTATATCTTCTTCAGATAATTCGCGCACTTTTCTGTCTATCATATGTCCCATTTTACGAGCATCTATAAACAAAATCTTTCCCTTTGCAGCATCCGTTTTACCCTTACGCATAATCCATAACGAAACTGGAATACCAGTGGAATAAAATAACTGTCCCGGCAAAGAAACTATGCATTCAATCACATCACCATTAATCATATTCTGGCGAATCACACCCTCGTTTGATGTGTTAGAACTTAGAGAACCATTTGCCAATACAGTTCCTGCAACACCACCAACGGGATTCAAATGATGCAACATATGCTGAAGCCATGCAAAATTCGCATTTCCTACCGGAGGAATGCCATATCTCCAACGCACATCTTCCTGTAAACGTTCCCCTCCCCAATCTGAAATATTAAAAGGCGGATTTGCTAATATGTAATTTGCCTTTAAAGTCTTGTGTTGGTCATCGTGGAAGGAGTCTGCATTATGCTTTCCGAGATTTGCTTCCAACTGACGAATAGCCAAATTCATCTTCGCCAACTTCCATGTCGTAGGATTACTTTCTTGTCCGAAAATAGAAATATCACGAACATTACCCTGATGCTCTTTTACAAATCTTGCAGACTGGCAGAACATACCACCACTTCCACACGCTGGGTCAAAAATCTGTCCTTCGAATGGCTCTATCATAGAAACCAATGTACGAACTATACATGAAGGTGTATAGAATTCTCCACCCAACTTACCCTCTGCACTTGCAAATTTACTAAGGAAATACTCGTAGACCCTACCAAGCACATCCTTCTCCTGTGCCGCCGTAGAGCCTACTTCAATATTAGTAAACAAAGTTACTAATTCACCCAATCTTGTCTTATCCAATTCTGGGCGAGAATAATTTTTTGTTAACACACCCTTTAAGGAATCATTTTCTTTCTCAATTACTTCAAGGGCATTATCGATAATTTTTCCGATTTCTGTACTTGTGGCATATTTCTGAATCTCACTCCATCGAGCCTCTTTAGGCACGTAGAAAATATTATCTGCCACATACTCGTCTCTGTCTTCCTCATCACCGTATCCTTCTGCTACCAGCTGCTGATATTTTTCTTCAAATGAATCTGACACATACTTAAGGAAAATCAATCCTAAAACCACATGTTTATATTCTGCTGCATCCATATTTGAACGCAACTTATCTGCCGCCAACCATAATTTTTCTTCAAAGCCTACGTTAGTTGTTCCTGTTGCCATTTTTTTGCCTCCTTAATGAGCACATACTTAATAGAAATTATATCACAACCACCATCATTTTGCACTAATTTTCACAATGACACATGGCATTTTTCATCAAATTCACACTCTACATTTTTAGAATATCTGCCACACTATTTTTTAATGTGATATGAAGTTCTGCAAAGTCCTTCATACCTTGCAAATATGCGATTCGAGTAACTCGTGCCATGTACTCACTGAAAATGCTCTCCATTGCTAATTTGTCCGTATTTGGCATAGTACCTGCTAACTTATAAAATCGCTCATCCAACACAGCCAACTGCTCATCACTTTTTATTGCTTCATAGCAATTCCGTGTGTCATTTTCCAAAATCTGTTTAATTAGCATATTCCACCTCCATCATACCGAATCATCTGCAAACGGCACTCTCTCAAATCTGGCACTTCATAATTAGCAACAATAATAAAATTATCATCCTTATCGATTGCAAGATACATACAATCACACTGAAGATTGCCATTCTCAATTACTCCCTGCTGCAGAAGATATTTTGTAATTTTCTCCTGATATTCTGTCCCGGTTAAAATTCCTTCTGCTTTGTCATCCAGTTCCATCTGAAGGACTGCATTAAAGCATGGACGCTTTAACAATCTTCTATGTTCCTCTTTCGTGATAGTAAATTTACGTTCTTCCAAATCCATCATTTCATCAGCGGTAATAATAACCACCAGATAATCCATACGCTCGTCTTCATCATGATAAAGTTCTGCGAGGAATGGTCTGCCATCTGGTAATAAACCATTGCAGTATGCTATGTCGCAGGGCCGGAATGCCGGCCCCAAATCTATGTATTCATAATTTCCCATATCCAGTGCAGGAAAGGGATATTTTGCGTAGATAATCTTACCATCCATTATTCTTTACCCTCCATATTACTTTCCATTGTAAAATATCCGTCCATTCCCTCTTCGACACCTTCTACTGTCGGTTCTGAAACCAATTCGCAAAGCACACCCTGCGGAATAACATACTTCACAATCCCTTTTGCGATTTCTCCTATACGGTCATACAACCGTCCCGCACTCATGCTCTCACCCTGTACCGTATACGGACTGTTAGCCACATAGCCTACTAGTCCCAAACCATCCATTTCCACCTTGATGGCTTCTTTATCGAATTCATTGTCTGGTTCCTTCGTGAGTTTTACCTCCTGCTTCGGTTCAAAAAATTCCTGTCCATAATGATGCTTTGTACCTGCGATTGTAAAATAAATTTTCTCCATATTCCTTACCTCCCTAGCAAAATGATAACTGCTTGATTCCTTCCTTACGTTCAATCATAAGGAATAAACTATCAAGGCGTCTTGCACTACGTTTCTCAGCTCTTCTCTTGGCTGATTGATAATAGAGCTTCTGTTGCTTTGTGTCCTGTGGCATCTGTCGATAATCCGTAGGCATATTCTGCTTAAATTCATCATGCTTCTGAATATACTTCAGATACTTCATAATGCTACCAGAATCAGCCATATCTCCTTGCCGATGATACGGTGCATTGTCCACCTCATCAAGGCTAATGCGACCACTGACATAATTCCTATGAAGTAATATGAATTTCTGGTCACTGCGTTTATAGACTATCTTCCAACATCCCACATCAGTTCTGACGTAGATTTTATTATTTTTCAAATCCACATCCATATTGTGTTTTTCCGAAAAGAACTCGATATTGCCGAGTTCCAAATTGTAAAGAAATGCTGCTCCATCACAACATTTGCATGGACGGTAACCTCTCCATTCAGCCTCCTCCCAGTTCATCTGCACCCTGTTCCTCTTATAAATTTTTCGTGCGTACCTGCATTCCGGCCTATGATACACCATGCTTGCTGAATCTTTACTCATCATTCTCATTCCCATTTTTTTGCTCCTTTCTTCCCTTTTTAGGGGTGTTTGTGTTTCTTTTGATGATATAACCATATCAGTTTGTATGTACCATAAAACGGACTCAATACAAAAGGCTGGGCAAAAATCTGCCCAGCCAATACTTACTTTGTTATTCTTTTTATGCCGCCTTAGTAAAAATACGCTTTTGCACCTCCAAATATGCATGGAGATTATCTATCGAATTGGATGAACGCTGTTTAAATCGTTCTAATTTCACATCGTTTACTTTGGCTAGTTTCTTTGTATAATCATAAATCATATTTACCAACTGCTTCAATTCAGCCGTTGATAATTCAAGTGAAATCTTTTCCTCTGCATCCGCTTCCTTTATTGCCTCTAAATCCGCAATAAGTCTATCTATTGTCTTTTCATCAAGATTCCCTTTTCGAACGGCTTTTAAATAAGCCTTTAGTGATTTTTCAAACTTAACAACGCACTCCGGAGAATTTTTCTTATATTCCTTTTCCTTCTTTTTCTTGACCGCATATGCTGTCAATGCTCCACCAGCGGCCACTCCAACTCCAATGCCCACGGCTGCCACAGGGTGCGATTTTACAGCTTGCACTAATGCACCGCCACCGCTTTTAGTTCTCGGCACTTCAACCTCTTTCAAATGCTTTACAATTGCACCTGTCTTCGCATCTCTCACAACACCACCGAAACGCTTATACATACCCTTCATAATTCCAATTGCTATATCATTTGGAATGTCATACGCAAATTGCTGTATTGGCATATAACCGCCTCCTATTCCATAATCAATTCACACTCAACCCATGAACCTGCACTTAAGCATTCCCCTTCAAAGGTTATTGTGTCACCGACCTTGATAGTCTTCAGTGCTTCTTCCTGTTCTTTCTCAAATTCTGCATAAAAGAAAACAATTGTATTTCCCACCTGAGTTTCCATTGTCAATGTCGCACCGCCTGTCATATTTAACAGTCCGCCTGTAGACATACCATTTATCTTTGCAGTGATTCTGTATCGATTGTTCTGATAAATATCATCTGCTTTAAGTTCATTTTCCTTATACGCAGTATAAATCTCGTCATAAGTTACGGAAGTATCTATTTCCTCCACTTCTTCACTTGGTTCTTCTTGTGATGATTCCGTTTCCGGTATCTCCTCTTTTTCTTGTTCAGAAGTTCCTAACTTATCTACCGTTTCCACTTCCTCAAAACCACAACGCTCGCATACTCGGACTATTTCGCCATCTAAATTTTCAGTCGGCTCTATTCGGCTTTCAATCCTCATATCATGCTCAAGTGCATCTATGCTTTCCGTTTTATCTCTATCGCACAAATCACAATGATATTTAAAATAACCATCTTCTGTACAAGTAGGAGTCTGTTCATCAACCAACACATAATCATGCTCACATTCGAAAACTCCTGCCATGCACTCAAAGAAAATCATAAGAATAATAGTAACTCCAAAAATGAACCACCATTTCTTCGCTTTCTTTTTTCGTATTGACATAACAAGCGCTATAACAAATACAACCGGAATAGCACAAAACGCAATTGCTCCAAGTATAATACATAAGTCGTACATGGCTAATCCTCCTACATTTTCATTGATAAAATTATACCACAGAAGAGATTGGTATGTCACTAATCCTTTATAAATTCTCCCTCTTTGGTAATTGTTAATCTGCCACCCTCGCACTTTACAATTATAGGTGTATTGATATCAAATCCCAATTCTTCCAACCACTGTCCTTTCAAAGTGATGGTTGGGGTTGGTTTATATTTATATCCACCCTGCTCATAAACCTTTAATTCTCGGTATTTTTTATATGCCATTCGCATCTTCTCCTTTCGCCAATCGAGTATAGTTTCGCCAAGTCAGTATAGGGTTTCGCCCAAAAATTAGACCCTTTCGCCATACCGTTTTCTTTTTGTATGAATATTTACACGAAACTCCTTATAAAAGGGGGTTATTATGAATTTCAAAATGTATAATGCAAATTACTTTTTTGGAGTTTTTCAAGAATTATTAGAAGTGAAAACCGCCACAAAGCCCGTAAATTGGGGCTTTCTGCGAACCCCTACGAGTATCCTTAACCACGTTAGACACCTCTGTGACTAAGACTTAACACT